CTTCAACAGAGACGCCGTACAAGGGGCCACCATAGTGTCGCGTCCCCACTTTCACCCGCGGACCACTTCGTTGCCCGATGATCGCCCATGAGCGGGGTGCAAAAGCAGTAACTTCGTCTCCATCCCTTAACGAGTCAATGCAGGTTTCTCCAAACGGTGTGAGTACCTTCGTGTCCGGAGGCTGACAAAGCTCGAACGCGCCCATGAAATCCTTGCGTGTCAAGACAGGGTGCAGCTTATTCCACACAATGGCTTGGCTGAAATAGAGGTCGCATGCAGCCAATGCGGAGGGGTAGTTGGCCAGATTGGCATATCCACCCCATAGGTAAAAGGCTCGGCCCAGCTCCAACACCCGGGCGATGTTGCCGAACCAGGCGCGCAGCAGGCGATCAAACTCCTCGTCCGATATGAAGTCGTTTTCCAATGGGCGGTCTTTCGCTCGCAGTTTTTTCGCCGATCCCTGGGCATGCTTGGTCGTGTTGGCGTTTGGCTGGTTGTACGATGCGAACGTGCTATTGCCGGCGGCAATTGCGTTTTTCGACCGTGGTGACACCGCAACATTATACGGCGGGTCGCAATGGGCCAGTTGGATCTTTGCACCATCTAATAAACGATCGACGTGCTCCGGATTGGCGCTGTCGTCACAAAGCAAACGATGGTTGCCAAGAACCCACAACTCACCACGTTGGGTGATCGGTTCGTCCGGCGGCTCGGGGACCTCATCGGGATCGGAAAACCCATCCTTGACCACCGTGTCGAGCATCTTGGCGATCTCATCCTTCGAGTATCCCAGGATCTCGGGCTCGATCTTGGTCGCCAAGATGTCCTTGATCTCCTCCAGCAACACCCCTTGATCCCACGAAGAATACTCGTGGAGTCTGTTCTCGGCGATGCGGAACTCCCGGACTTGCTCCGGAGTGAGGTGTTCTACGCAGATGACCGGCACCTCAGTCAGTCCCAACTGGCGAGCCGCCTTGATCCGCGTGTGACCGCAGATCAACACACCGTCACGATCGACCAGGACAGGCACCAGAAAGCCGATCCTCCGGATCGACTCAGCCACCGGTCCGATCGCGGCCTCATTGTTCCGCGGGTTGCGGTCGTACTCCTTAAGCCGTTCAACCGGCCACGTCTCGATCTGCATGATTGCATCCATTCAAGAGAATAAGGGACCGGGTGGCACACTGGTTTCACCCGGTCCGTCCTCCGCCTTGCCGTGCCATTTGCGTGATGGAACACCGTCAGGTCTGAACGGTCTTGTTCGTATACGGCTCTGCAAGACCGTTCTCGTCTTCCATCAGGCAGGGCCGTTGCAGCAATTGGTCTCGGATATCCTGCATCAAGACCTTTGTGTCGGAGGCGATCGTAGCGACCGACTCGATCGCTCGACTATTGCCGGCGATCACGCGGTTGTTGTCCTTCAGCACCCGCAGCAGTTGCTTGACCAGCCAGAAGTTGATCCCCAGCAACAGCAGGGCGAAGACCGCGAACCCGCCCTGTATCAATGGCGACCAGACCTCAAACACCTCGACCACGTCAATGCTCCTTCCGTTGGAACCACCACTCGATCACCAGTTTCATAACGATCGGCAAGATGACGTTCAGCAGGCACCACACCACGAGCGGGTTGCCGTACCGAGCACGGACCGAGCCGGCCAGATATGCCCGCGTCCGTTCGATCTCGTTGCCGTCCCGGCACGAGCATTTCAGGTAATTGACCGCCTCGGCGATCATCCATCGTGCGTCGCCCGGCCGCTGCCGCAGCCACCGGGAGCGTCGCAACCCAGTGGCCAGCAGCAGTCCGGCGGAGTCTTTCTCACCGAAACCAGTCATCGACGAAACCTCCCAAGCAGCCGCGGTCGATGCCAAAAGACTTCCTTGGTATGCCAGACGGTCTTCTGCGAAGAGCGTACATTCCCTCCGGAGTCCGGTGACTCTGAGGGCCTGTACGGGCAAACGCCGTCCGGACACGTCTGCTTGGCGTCAGTCGTTTTCGCTTCCGCGATCTTTGTCGATCTCAGCACTTTGGGCAGATGGACGGCCAACATGATCTTCCCGTCCGACTCGGCCGCATCGAGGATCGCTTTGCCTCGGTCTGCCAGTGCGTTCCCCTTGGCAATGAGCGCCTTCGCGTCACGATACGTATCCAACGGGCTTCCGTACGCGCCGGCACTGCCCGCCTGGCAATCGGGACATTGCGTTCGGTGGCCGTCCCCGTGCGTAATCCAACCAGTCCCGTTGCATCGCAAACATTTTACCGGGGCCGGCGCCGGCCCGGGCTGCGGGGCATCGGTCATCGTCGTAATCGCCAGGTCCGTGGCTACTGCGTCACGATAATCCTCTGCACTCCGCGCCACCTCGCAGCCACACAAGCACACCAACAGCCACACACAACACAATCGTCTCATGCTTCACCCCAGTACATTGGAAAGGTTGCCATAGTCCGGCAGCGTCTTCTGCGGCATCCCCGTGACGTCGCAGTAGCCGAAAATCGACCCGCTGCCCACAAAGAAACGAGCGTACACATCCTCCTCGACCCAGAACGAACCCTCCGGCCATGGACCGTAACGGTCCTCCGGCCAGACTTTGGGTTCCTGGTTCCACCGGCCCCATGAGTTAGCGATTAAGAACACGCCGACCGGATAGACTTCGCGGGTAGCGTCGTATCCGACTGTGGCCATATCGTGCGACCACGATCCGCTCGGTACGGCGATGCCTCGGCCGTCGGACGTCTCCCGAACGCCGAAGTTCTGACCACTATGCAGGGCATAGCCGGCATACAGCAGGTCCTTGACCTGATCGACGGTCGTGGGCGCGACCCATCGGCCGACGTTGTGCTTCTTGCACTCCACCTTCACATCGGCGGTCAAGAACGACGGAGATGCAAGCTCCTCGTTCAAGTCGGTCAGATTACCGAAGGGGTATTTCTCTCGAAACAGGAATCCGTAATCGACCTCGAACCGCGCGGCCAACGCCGGGTCCATCCCCTCGCCGTAATGACCGCGGGCCGCGTAGGTCGGCTCGGTCGCGCCGCGCTTATAATACTCCTCAGCCTCGCCCTTAATATGGATCTCGACCGCGCGAGTGGTGTCTCGGGCATTGCGTGAGCCATGGCTCACACACGACCCTCGGGTTTGAGACTCTTTGCCGAACGCGCCGGGGTCGTATTTCTCACGGCTGCGCCACAGCAGGGCCATTTTCCCTTTGCCGATGCCGTCCAAGTGCGACGCAGCCTCGGCGAACAGCGAAACTTTCTTCTCGGCCATCATGGCGTCCATGGTCGCCTGGTGAAACCGCCAGCCGGGCAGGCCGTTTTCATAGGCGGCGACAATCTGTCGTGGAGTCGCGAAAAAGACACTCATCGCGCGGCCTCCTGGCACGCCCACGCCACGGCATCGAGTGCATCGGCCGCCTTCGCATGGTCGAGTTCACTGACGTCCAACAGGAGCAGTTTTGCCAACGCACCGCTAGGTCCATGAATCACATCTGACAGACCGGGTACTTTTTGGAACGTCCCCTGGAAACGCAACGTCACCGCGCGTTCACAGAACGTGCGGAGATGGCTGGTGTTTTTGAGCACTTTTGCCCCGGTGCCGTCGCGTCGGACGACGTCCGCCGCGGCATGGTAGAATGCCGCCAATTCCTTTGCCTCAGCACCATGGCCGGTCAGGACTTTGGTGACCGGTGTGACATCGGCCTTGGCCTCCGCCGACGGCGCCGGGATCTCCGGCGCCGCCGGCGTCTCGTCCACGCCACCCCAAGGGATCAGCGTTACGACCGCAAGCAGAGCGGCCGCCAGGTCAGTGATCTTAATCTGCACGGGGCACCTCCGGGGTGGTCAACAGACCGGACTGGATCGACATCCAGACCTTTTGGGCCAGGTCCGGCGGCAGGTCGGCCGCCAACGTCTGGTAGGCCTCCACCTTCGCATGGATGTCGGGGACATCTTCGCCTTTGCGGAAGAGGCCGACCATGGAACCGATGGTTCCCTTCAGTGCCGCAATTCGCGGCAGGATGATCAGGGCGACCGCACCGAGGATGGCCGCCCACTGAATTGGAGACAGACTATGCAGCATTGCTGGCCGGCGCCTCCAATCGCTTGAGGACCTCGTCGTAGACCCGGCCGACCAACGGACGGATCGCGGCACGCAATAACGGATCGACGATCTTGTCGGGACCGATGATGTCCACTGGCTCGACCACCTCGTCGAAAAGTCTCTCGCTGCGTGTGATCAGGTGCTCGCGTTTGTCCGTAGCGCTGACAAACGCCGCAAGTTCCGCTGACATCAAACTGATGAAGTCTTGCATCGCTTTGGCTCCTCGGGTTCGTTTCAGGTACTCCAACAACAAATCAAAAAGTCTCCAAGCCGGCAACTGAATTTCCAAGAATCTGGGAAAATATTTTTCGAGCCAGTCGTCGATCGCTGTTATGAGCCGCGTATAGCATGCCCGGCAGGGCACGGAAAAAACCGATGCGCCGCAACCGTCGCAGCGTATGGGGTCGCGTAATAGGAGTTGCCCCTTAGGAGATCTCCTGCGTTGTGTGGTGCCTTTCGGCCGGCGCCCCAGCGCCACGTTCGACACCGTGTTGGCCGAGACCCCGGCCTCGCGTCCGATCTCTTCATGTTCGAGCCAACCGACCGCCAGCATCCGTTCGATGCGGCGGAGGGTCACCGCATCGATGCCCTGCGCACTGTTGACGCCGCGCAGATCGTGTCGGCCCGGCGGCGGTTGCTGTCCGCGGCCGCTCTCGTCGCCGGCGATAACCTCGACCACATACGCGGTGACATTCAACCGTTTGGCGATGACCTCCGGTGCTACCTGTTGGGATAGAAACCGTTCGATTTCCTCGACCACGGCCGCGGTGATGGGAGCGCGGGCTTTGCGTGTTTTTTGCATGGTGCTATCCTGTTGATTGCGTTGATGTTATGGCTGAACAAAAAATCCGGCACGAAATAAACAAGTGTGCTTATACTGGTCTCTGCTCCCCCGGGCCATGCGATGGGCCCCCGGTCGCCGGAGGACCCGTGCCACCTGCCACACTGGCACCCAAACGTGTACCGCCACGTCGCCACGTGTCGCGTTGCCGCCAACAACGCATGTTGGTCGCGATGTTTCGCTGCCGTGCAACGTGCGTAAACGTCGTGCGTTCGACGGCAACATTGCCCGTCGAGCATCGAGGAAAACGGACCTTTTGGCACTTTTGTCCTTTTGTCCATGGGGGTCGCGCAGACACACGAAAAAACGTAGTGTGAGGGGGGTGCATGGACATAAGGACATAAGGGTATATATGTTGTTGTAACATCCTTCTTTTCTTGCACTTGCAGCGAACCACTTTTGTCCAAACACCTACGGACAAAAGTCGGCCAAAAGCCCCCTCGGCGCGCCTGTTGTGCCCTTTCGTCCTTGGACAAAAGTCCCTTATGTCCATCGATGTCACCGTTTCTCATGATCCCTTTTTTCCGACGAGTGCGCGATAGACATAACGCGGTCGCCCGGCGGTCCGTTGCGTGTCGACCTGGATCCGCTCCTGATCGATGAGCGTCTGTCGCACCTCATCATGTTCGCGGCGGCTCCATCGCAACCGGCGTGTAATCTCACGATAGGGCATCCAGGGGTCGCCCGTACGGGACCGCCACTCCAGGAGCATTTCGAGCAGACGTTTGCAGCGCTGATCGAACTCGCTCTCGCTGACATGAAGGCTCGCCATATAGAGCATCCGCCGGGTCTGATGCAGGACGAACCGGCTGGCCCATTGGACGGCCGACTCACCGATCTTCGGTTCGATATGGTTCTCACTGACGGCATAGATCAGCGCCAGCTTCCGCGCCTGCTCACTGACACGCCCCCACACCGTCGTACCGACCGGATCGCCACGGTCCTCGGCCTTCGCATATTCGTGTTCGGCCTCGCTACGCAGGTCGACCAGGAGTTGTGCGGCAGGCGTAGTGTGCTCCACGACGGTGGGCACGGGATGCCAATTCTGCAGGTTGCCCGTACCGGGGCGGAAATCGGCCCACCATTTGGCAACGGTCAGCACTTGCTGCGAGACGCGAATCACGCCCGGCTCTTGGCCCTCTTGCCGCCGGCCGGCCTCGACGACGATCTGACGCGCGAAGAAGCCGTTGGTCAGCATCCGCTCCGATAGCGCATCGTAGAAATGTTTTGGTATCGCCGTCCCGAAGAGCACGAGGCAGGGCTGATCAATCGCGCCGGGGTCGGGTTTGCCGGCCTTAGGACGCATCGCGAAGATGCTGTTGCCCGAGGAATACAGCGACAACAGCGTATTCATGAGGGCCTCGTGGCGGGCGTCCTTCGCCTTGTTGATCGACTGGAGGATGCCGTCGATCTCATCGGTCTGGAAAAGCATCGAGGGATGTAGGAACAGGGCATCCTGTACGCCCTCGCCGGACGCCAGGCGGTCACCCAGGCACGGCAGCAGCCCGATCTCGTGGAGGATTTTGGCGTTGAGCTTGCGGATCCAGTCCTTGCCGGCCGACGAATGGGCGAGGCCGAGCAGGTAGATATTGGTGCGGTTATCGCCCGGGTCGCAGACCTTGCGCCCGGCCAGGAAGGCCTGCAGCGCCAGGGCGCCGCAAAAGGTCATCGGCTGGTTCGGGTAGGGAGCGGTCGCCAGGCATAGGTCCATGACCTCCGAGACGAACCCTGGGATCCGGAGCATCTCCTCGGGAATAGGTCCCGGATCGACGTTGGTTTCCGGTTCCTCGACCGGCTCCGAAAGACTGTGGAGGATTCCCGATAGGTCTACCTTTTCGGCATCATCGGATACGGCCGCCTCCCGCGCCTTTCGGAGTGTGCGGCGGACATAGTCATGCCGCAGGGCCTTTTGGGGCTGTTGGTCGTAGTGGCGACGTGCGGCGATGATCAGGTTCGCGATCTCCTGGTCGCTCCAGCCCTGCATGGCGGCCAACGTCGCCAGGCTCAGGTCGTAGCCGCTTTGGGACTGGTCGGCCAGGTCGGTACGGTTGTGGTTCCACGTTTCCCAGAAGGCCGGACTGCTGCTGGCAATTTGAAGTAGTTTTCCGGCTGGCGGCTCGGCATCCGGACGGAGTACCAACGGCCCGATGTCGGCTTGGCTAGCTGTCTCCGTCTCCGCAGGCAGGAACTGCTCGAAATCGTCGGTGGCGTAACGTCGCTGTGGATCGGACTGGAGGACCTGGACCTCGACCGGATCGGCGCCGTTATGGTTGAGTGTACCCGGCAGGCGCAGCACGCGGGTCAGGTCGCCGAGGTTTTCCAATGTCCAGCCGCGTTTGGCGGCGATGGAGCAGACCTTCGCGTGCCAGCGCTTAGCCAGGGATGCGGCATCGTGTCGATCTTCTTTGCCCTTGAATATCCATGGTTCATGCAGAAACCAGTAGGCGTGCAGACCATGGCCGCTGGCGACGATGACCGATGGCATAAGCGGCATGTCGGCCAAGATCGATTTGGCCTCATCGACGCTTTTGGGCAGGTTTTCCTTGGGGTGGGCGGCGCTCGATAGGTCGATGTCGCACCAAAGGGCGGCGATGCCTGCGATGTCGGCCAGCTTGCCACGTCCCTTGGGATGGCCTCGGATCAGCCCGAGGCCGAAATAGACGTTTTGTGTCGGGCTCTGTCCGGCGGCGTAACGCTCGAGCTGCTGGTAGTCGGTAAAGAATCGGACGTGTCGGTTCGGAGTCGTAAAGACCGCGATCCGACATTCGGGCGTCAGTTCATCGCCAAAAAAGTCCTCCAGGAACTGCCGCATCTATCGTCCCCCAGGATGATTGCCGATATCCTTTCGCACGAACACGCGGACGAGCGTACGAGCCGGGGTGACGTACCGGGCCAGGATTTCACCGGATTGCACGGCCGCGTCCGGTGCCACCGGTTGCCGTCCATTCCGATAGGAATACCGCCCGTCGCACCCGTCGATAAGGAATGCGTTATGTCCTACCCGCCAGGCCCGAGGGAGTTTCAGTGCGATGGCCTTACGGCGCTCGGCCCGGGTGAACCGCGGCACGAGTTTGCCGTGGCCGTTGGGGCAGACGGCCCAGCGCGATCGGTGCGCATGTACACGGATCGCGCCGCATTGGGGACAGAACACTCGCTGGACGAGACGGCTCCTGGTCTTCTGGATCCTCATGGCACCTCCCTGTTAGAACGGGATCTCATCGGCAATTGCGCTCCGTATCTCACCTATGGGGACCGGGTCCGGCTTCTCGCCCAGCTCGTAGTCGACGATACGGTCGAACTTCTCGCCGGAGACAGTGCGGACGATGATCGCCTTGGTGAACGCGAGCCCGCCAGCGTTGGCGATGTCCACCGCCTGCTGGGCGGTCGCAGGCACCGGATCGTTCGATCTGGCCCGCCACCAGACCTCGGCCTTGAACCGGGCGAATCCGCTGTGTTCAAAGCAGACCCACTCCGACTTGAACTGGTAGAAACCGACCTTGTAGTCGACGCGCATTGTCTTCGGCGAGCTCTCGTCGGCGCCCTGCTTGACGTGGACGCTGTAGAGCACGTCACGCACGTCGTAGCGTTCCTCGTTCACTTGGCCGGACAACACTGCCTCGATCGAGGCGTTCGGGTCGTGGTTGGCACGCTCGGCTTTGGGGAACTCATAGCCACAGTCGGGACAGGTGGCATAGCCGGCTGCGATCAGGGCATGACAGTCGGGGCATTCCTTGGCCGGCGCTTCGCCCCCCTTGTTGCTCGTTTCTTTTTCTTTGATGCGGATCTGGTCCACGGGACCATGACGGAGGACGTTGCCGCCGAAATCGAGGACTAGGCAATTCCGTTTGCCCGGGAACAGACGGAAACCACGTCCGAGACACTGATAGTAGAGTCCCGGAGATAATGTGGGGCGGAGCATCGCGACACAGTCGATGTTCGGGGCGTCGAAACCGGTCGTCAAAACATTGACGTTGACCAGGTATTTCAGCGGTTGTCGCGGCAAAAGGTCCCCGGAAGCCTCGCCTCGGAACCGAGCCAGCAGTTCGTCTCGCTCCTTGGCCGGAGTCTTGCCGGAGACGAACCCGCACTCGACGCCGTGCGTTTCTTGTAGCACAGTCTGGATATGCTTGGCGTGTTTCACGCTGGAGGCGAAGATCAGGCAGGCGTGTCGATTTCGGGTATGCTCGATGATTTCCTGGCAGGCCGATTCGACCAATTCGTCCCGGTCCATCAGCTGCTCAACCTCGTCGGGTACGAACTCGCCGGCGCGCACATGCAGATGATCGGTATCGGCCTTTTCGCGACCGGCCTTGGTCACCAACGGGCAGAGGTAGCCGTCGCGAATCAATTCCTTCACGCCAATCTCGAAACAGACGGCGTTGAGGATGTTTTCTGGGCCGCAGATCACGCCCGACTTCAGGCGGAACGGCGTGGCCGTCAGCCCGATCGTCCGAACGCGAGGATTCACCACCTTGGCCTCGCCCAGGAACTGCCGATACATCCCCTCGCCGTCCGGGGCGATAAGATGCGCCTCATCAACGATGATCAGGTCAAAGGCGTCCAGCTCGCAGGCCCGTTTATAGATGGATTGGATGCCGGCGACGATCACCGGATGATCGGTGTCGCGGCGTCGCAGGCCGGCCGAGTAGACGCCGAACATCAGTTCAGGGCAGATCGTATGCAGCTTGTCGGCCGCCTGCTGTAGAAGTTCCTTCACATGGGCCAGGACAAGCACCCGGCCGCCCCATTGCTGCACGGCATCCCGGCAGATCGTGGCAAGCACGGGGGTCTTGCCCCCTGCTGTTGGAATGACCACGCACGGATTGTCGTCATGCTGCCGAAGATAGTCGTAGACGGCGTCGATGGCCGCCTGTTGATAAGGCCGCAACTCCACGGCATACACTCTCCCGATCGTTGTCCTAACACAATGAAAAAAATCTCCGGTGTCGGGCTCTGCCCGAGGGGAGGGAAGGAGGCGAAAAACCTGCCCCGCACGAAGGCCACCGGAGACCACACACAGATCCGTTTTCAAGACGCAACGTTTACGAGGTCACGTCTGTTGACAACACCGGCGGAAGACCGTTATTGCATCCAAGGGCTCCATGGAAGGTGTGGCCCGTCGGCGATCGTAGTTACGGCCATATTGGGCTTCACGGCGGAGGCGTTCGGTCAGCCTGTCCAGCGGCGACTTGAGCCGGCACGTCTTTTCGCAGGGGCACATGAACACTACAGCCTGTATTTGGATGAAAGTATTGTTCACGATGGGGATCCTTTCTGATGGTTGAAGATTTCGTTCAGGTAGTACTGAGGCGATCGGGTGTTGCTTGTGGGTTTGCCGCCAGGGTCAGATATAGCTGCACCGAAAGTCGCGGTAGATCATCGAGTCTTGCCAGGACAATCCAGGGTTTGGCGTTGGCGCGGTGGAGTACGACGGGCACATTGTCACCGGCGTCCGTGATGGCCTGGTCAAGGGCCGGGTAGAGATGCAGGGCCTCGACCCGTTTGATCTCGAAATGCACACCCGGGATAGCGGCCTTCACATCAGGCGACTGGTCGCCTCCTTGAAACTGCCGTCCACGATGCGCCTCGACGTGAAACAGCCGCCGCAGTTCGGCGGCCGCTTCCAGTTCTCCGCGGCACCCCTTCCGTCTGGATTTGGCCCCCATATTCCATCTTTCTTAAAAAAACGCTTGTGAAAAAAAACCTTGCCTTGCCCGGCGTTGCCTTGCGTCGCAACGCTCCGCATCGCGGTGCCTAGCATTGTCAGGCCGTGCCACGCTTTGCCTCGCAGTGGAACGTCATCCGGAATCCTGCCACTTGGTCACCACGAACTTCCCGAACGGCCCTTTACAGTCGGGACGGAAGTCGCCCAGTCCGACGCGCTTGCCGGCCGCTTCAACGATCTCCCGCAGGAGTTTTGGCGACAGCATGTCGGTATCGACGTGGAGTGAAAACGACAGCTTCCAATCCTGGAAACACGGCCGATGGCAAAGGACCCGCCCGCCGGTGCTGGGGATACGGACCGCTCGCGTGTCCACTGTCCACGGTTTTTGTGGACGATGGGCAGTTCCAGGCCGTCGACCTCGACACACGCTGGGATCAGTGAGGTTTTCTGCGTCGTGACCTTGCTCTTCCCGTGTTTGAAGAACTTGCCGGCGTCGATCAGGCACCGAAACAAGTTCGGTTGGGGGATCATCGGCTTGCCATCCTGGCCGAGATAGAGCCGTGCTTCGGCCTGTTCGCGCGGTGTACCCTTCCCGCCAACTACCGACATGCGATTGCCGTTGGCAGCCGCCATCTGGGCGGCATCCGCAAAACGGTTGCAGAGAAGGGGCGTTGTCCCCTCGATCGTAACGTTGATGGTTTTCATGAAGATGGGCTCCTTGTGAGTTAAGCAGTGCCATGGAATGCCAGGGAATGCATCGCCGGGGCAAACAAAGCCGTGCCGCGCCATGCCAGGCCTGGTCCCTCAGCGGGAAGTCATGTTCGTCGCCATGGCGGCGTATCGGTCTGCGCCTGCTGTGGCTTGCCGGTCACTGCGCCACGTTTTTCGTATCCGGCGATCTCGTTGGTGATCTCACCGGTATCCTTTCTTTTCTTGCACTTGACCTGAATGGTCAGTGGCAAGTTGTGCAGATCGACCGAGTCGCTGGGCGTCATAACACCCACGGCACGACAAAGGGCCGATAGTTCCGCCTGCGCGATTTTAGCGGCCAGCTCGTTGGGGTTTTCGAGGTTCAGCCGCCCCCAGACGGTCCTGCCCTTATACTCGCCCTCCAGGATCGTAAACACCAACTCAAGGAAGCGTCCGGTGGCTGCCTTATTGGGTTTCATCTCGGAGGCCGTGATCATCGCCAAGTATTTCCCGGCGGGGATCGCCTCGAACGGCACGGCCGGTTCCACCTTATTCGCGTCAAAACCACGTAGGTCCGCCATAATGAAAGACTCCTTGTTATGAAGATGGGTTGTTGTTCGGGGACATAGCATCGATCAGTGCCGGCCACGACAACGGCAATGGGTCGTGTATCCCATAACGGTTCTTGGCCAGCACCTGGTTCGTCTCGCAGAGGATCAACTGCCGCGTGTCCGCAACCATGCAGGCGGCGCCGACGAAGTCGGACCATTCGATCATCGTGTTGGCCAGGTCCGGATGGATCTCCGGCGCGGACTTTTCGATCGTAACGCCCTCGATCGTCGTGATCTCGCGGCGCGTGGTGTGGGCCAACAGGATCACGGCAATGCCGGCATTGACCAGTTTGTCGAGCGTCGGCAACAGGTACTGATAGACATAGTTCTTCAGCACCAGTTTGCCGTTGCCGAATCCACCCAACGCCCGGTTGAGCGTCTGCCGCATGCCGGTGGCCGATCCGTCCACGCCGGCGACGTGCTCTTCAATCCGGCGGAGAAGCCAATCAGCCGAATCGATGACAACCGTACCGTAGTTGTGACCACCGGCGGCAAGGACGTTGAGCCATTGTTCGATCGCATTCCAATCGGGCAGATACGGCGTCCGGTCGCATTGGACGTGTGCGGCGCCGTTTTCCGTGTCGATGATCAGGCCTCCCGAACCGGCGCCGAAGGTCGTCTTACCGACGCCCGGCGGGCCGTAGACGATCCCCTTCGGGGCACGCAGGTTGATCTGGTTGAGTACAGGTGCGGGAAATGTCATGGCGTATCCTTTCGGTAGTAGGTGAAAATGTGGTATGAATCAAAAAGCCTGGGCGAGCGGGCGGGGGCTGCAACCGTTTCGGTTCCCTGCTCGCACCAAAACACGCCCGCCGCGCCCTGGCGCTGTTGTCAGATGGAATCGAATACTCGGCAATCTTCGTAACCGCTTGGCCAGATCTCCGCAGCGCCGTACCACTTTAGCCGTCCGATGAACGTCTCGTTGTCCTGGCGAGCCCGGGCCAATACATCGTCGCTCAGCTTCCAGACACCGCAGCGGAACGGTTCTTGTTTTTCAACTCCAACCAAGTAGACGGGCATCAATACGGCGATGGCCTTCGCCAGCACGGCCTGATAAAAAGCCATCTGATAGACATAGCCATAGCGTTTGGCGTCGGCTTCGAACCAGGTCAAGTCGTCGCACGTCTTCAAATCCACGATGGCGCGGTGGCAGTCGCACCAGTCGAGCCGGATCTGGCAGGGGACGTCGCAGTACTCGGCCCGCACCACTCCCTCAGCCACCCCCGTCGACAGCAGGTCCATCGCCTCGTGGTGTGCCCAGACGCCCTCGGCCATGTTTTCGACCAGATCGAACTGCGCCACCGTCAGCACATCTTTCCCTTGCTCCGCCGCCCATTTGGCAAAGGCTTTGGTCGTAGGGCCGAAGAAATCGCCAGTCTTCGGATTGATGGGCCCACCGACGGCATACTCCTCTTCGAACTTGTCGCGCCCTTCCAGCACCAGCGTGTGCAGCGCCCGGCCAACGAGATACGCCGGTCGATCCTCGTCTGGGATTAGTCCGAGCTTCTTCTTGTGATAGAGCAGCGGGCAGCGGCGGAAATCGCCCAGCTGGTGGCTTGTCAGGTTCTCCTTGGCCTTGGCTTGATATTCCTCCATCGGCTCTTGGATCAAGGGGGACGGGGCAGCGACGGCTGTACTCATGGGCTTCTCCTGGCGAGTGGAATATTTTGGTTGGCGGCTTCTGTTTTAGATTGGCCCGTCGTGGGCCTCTATAAGATTATTTGCCGCTCGCGCTCCAAACTCGCCGTTTTTCGAGAGAAGTCACATGGGGTCAAGAATACCAAGACATGAGTCTAAATACCGGTATATGTGGTTTCTTACCGGTATTCTTACCACATCTTACCGGTATATGGGCTCATCTTACCGGTTTTTGAACCACATATGAGTCCAAGAATACCACGTCGGTCCCTAGATACAGGTAAGCCGGCTGCGCAGAGAATCAGACCATCAAGAATACGGTCCATCCCAAAACTGTCTCAACGCAGAAGGGGAATCCATGAATTTGCCAGCCGCTATCGAACGATGGAAATCCGACTTGGTCCGTGCCCGGGCCATTCGACAGGGTTTTCGAGGGGACGACCTGAAAGACGTTCTACAGGAGGTATTGCTCGAAGTGATGGGCTTCGAGTTCCAGCCGGCACGTGCCAACGGCGCCACGGAGTCTACAGTCTTGACCTCCCTGATTGACCGCAGGCTTTCCATGGCACGGCGCCGCCGGCAGCGCTATCAGCGACATCTCGACCGGTTCCATCAACGAACAGATCTCAACAGGAATGGCTCAGACATCATCGAAATGGGGCACGAAACGCAGATCGACCGCAGCCTGGATGTCCAGAATGTCCTGACCAAGCTGGAGCCGGCGGATCGGGAACTGTGCAAGATGTTGTCGGCGGGCATGTCCGTTGAGGCTATCGCCAATCAACTGAGTTGCGGCTGGCATACGGTAAAACGTCGCATCGACCGGCTGCGTCGGTATTTTGAGGAAATGGGATTGGACGGTTATGTCAACTGAATCGTGACGGCTTGTGACACATTAGATATCGATGAAGACTGTCGACCGACAACACAACGATGCCCATTCTGAAGACCAGAAACCGCTGCTGTTGACGGCCGCCGCGGCTGCTGCACTTTGTGGCAGGTCGTTGCGGACCTGGCGAAGTTGGGATTCTGCAGGATTGGTCCCGAGGGCTGTGCGGATCGGTCGTTCCACCATGTGGCGGGCCGATGAACTACAAGCATGGATCGCGGCCTACTGTCCTTGCCGTAAGGAATGGGAAGAGAGGCGGAAACTCCGCGATCCGCCATGATGATCGGAAGCATGCAGAAGACATCGACAGCATCAGAAATCGTCCTTGCAATCTCCGAAACACGAGGGACACTGTGCTGACCGGTGATGGACCGGCAGTGACAACGAGGAGCATCAAATGGCCAATCTGTACAAAAAACCGATCATCATTCGAGACCCGAAGACGGGCGAGAAGGTGAAGGCCAGATCGAAGAAATGGTGGGGGCGATTTCGCGACCACATGGGCATCGAGCGCCGTATGCCGCTGGCCCGTGATAAAGCGGCGGCACAGGCGCTACTCAATCAGGTGGTGCTGAAGTCCGAACGCCAGGCGGCCGGCCGTCTCGATCCCTTTGAAGAACACGCCAAACGCCCGCTGAAAGAACACATCGCTGACTTCAAGCTGCATCTGGCGCACAAGGACAACACGGAACAACATGTCTTCGAGGTTTCTTCCCGCGTAACCAAAATCGCCACCGCCTGCAAATTGAACCTGATCCGCGATCTTTCGGCCAGCACCGTGCAGCGGTATCTGGCGGACCGACGCAGCAAGGGACTCAGCCGTCAGACCAGCAATCACTATCTCCGGGCAATCAAGCAGTTCAGCCGCTGGCTGGTGCGTGAACGCCGCAACCACGACGATCCACTCGTTCATCTGGCGATGCTCAATGTCAAGGTTGACCGCCGCCACGACCGCCGGGCCTTGGGGCCGGACGAGTTCTCACGACTGATCGATGCCGCAATGGCTGGCCCCGAGGTTATTTGTATTTCCGGGCCGGATAGGGCGATGATGTACATCCTATCCGCTTGGACGGGATATCGCCGATCAGAAATCGGTAGTCTCACAAAACGGTCTCTCCATCTCGACGACTTGCCGCCCACAGTCACTATCGCCGCCTGTTATAGCAAAAGGAAACGACAGGACACACAAGTTCTGCATCCAGAAGTGGCCGACCGCTTGCGCGAATGGCTCAAGACCAAGACATCGCTCCCGGCAGATGCTTTGCTTTTCCCTGTCTCCGCTAAGGTGCCAGGTGGTGTCGATCGACGAACGTCAAAGATGATGAAGGCTGATCTCAAGGTCGCCCGTAAAAAATGGATTGAGGAGGCCAAGAATCCTCATGAGAAGAAAGATCGAGAACGATCGGATTTCTTGAAATATCAGAACGACTTGGGACTATTCGCTGACTTTCATTCGAATCGTCACACCTTCATCACAAACCTTGAGCGTGCCGGCGTTTCTCCCCGCACCGCCCAATCACTTGCTCGTCATTCCGACATCCGTCTGCCCATGGGAGTGTATACGCACATTGGCCTACACGATCAGTCCTCGGCTATTGAACTATTACCCGCACCACCCCAGGTTGATGCTGACAAGCTGCCAACGGCCGACGGCAATTCTTCTATAAGGGGAAAGAGATCGTTGAATGTTGCTTCTACTAGCCACGGGAACATCCGGCACCTCATGCCGGTTTCAGATCCCAGTCAACTAGACAGCTTGTGGCCGACTCTTCCGGAGGATACCAAGGCTGGAATCCTCGCATTAATCTCCTCGGCCCGCAAATCAAAAGGCTGTTCTCGGCCTATGCCGATGGCTCACCCGGTTCGGAATGTCTGCTCGTGAGAACAAGGACGTGTTTGTCTTGTACCAATCCACCCACGCGGGTAGACTGGTAGTAGTGAATCGCCCAAGTTATGTTAGCGCCGTATAATGAGGCTGGATGGGCCGGAACGGGCTATTGGGACGACAGGAGACCAGCCATGACGCAAACCCTCCGAGTGACCGAACGGACGGGGAAGGACGGCGTGTTGCACGTCAGCATTCCGTTAGGAGCCCCCGAGGCAGACTTTGAGGTGATGCTGGTCGTTCAACCGAAAACGACTGAACCTTTGCAAGCCACAGATGACCAAGCTGGCTGGTTGCCCGGCTACTTCGATCTGGCCGGCTCCATCGACGACGAGACTTTCGTTCGCCCACCGCAAGGCGAGTTGCCCAAGCCTGTAGAGATGAGCTAACCGACCAGTAGTGTCACCACATTTATGCCCACGCGACTTGCGACCGAATCGCTGAGAGAAATCATGAAGAGATGTAACTCGAAGAGGGCACCGCAGACGCCTGTAGCCACCCTGCCTCCCGACCGGCTTAGAAAGGCGCTTGCAAAGTGCACGAAAGCAGAACTTGTCGATGCTCTTGTAGAATTCTCGGAGGCCGATCGTCGGATTATGCGGCAGATCCAAGCGAAGTTCGATGTAGGCGTCTTGCCCAAGGAACTCATTGCCGAAACACGTACAGCGATCTCCGATGCAACCGATTTCGACGAACGAGACGCCAATCGCAACTTCAGCTATGACCGCGAGGCGTACAGCGCCGTCAAACGCAACTTCGAACGCTTGATCGGCATGGGACATCTACGGGCAACGATGGAACTGTCGTTGGAGTTGATGAATCACGGAAGCTACCAGGTCGAGATGAGCGACGAGGGGCTGATGACCGAAGAGATCGAGGAGTGTCTGGAAGTGGTTGCGACGGCCGTCGGCAAGTCTGACTTACCCGCTGGCGAAGTCACTACATGGTGCAAGCAAATGACGGCGAAAGACCGTGTTGGCTTCATCTATGACAAAGAAATCCAAGCCCTTCAGGAGCGAGCGAAGACACCACACTCGTTATGAGCTAAACCGAACGGCGGGCTTGCAGAATAGAAATGGATTTCTATTTTGCAAGCTGCAATCCCAACCGGTGGCCACGAAATTAGTATCGCTCTTGAGCCCGTTCCGCTGCTTCTGTGTCTTCTCGTTGTGATTGAGAATCATAACTCCCAGCAACGCTCCTCAACGAAGCGGCAGTTCGGGGCCACTCAACGTCGCGACATTTGGCCCACCTGCGGTACTTGGCGGCTTCTATTCGCTCCTGCTCGCCGCCCTCGAACAGCGATCGAGAAGTGACGCCACGGCTATTCAAGACACCAATTTGAAAACCATGGTCCAGGTCATCACTATCTACTTCCTCGATGGCATCGCAGATTTCCTCGCATGGCCATGGAGTGCTATCGTCGTTGGGCTGGGGCCATGTTGCCAACATTTCTCCAATCTGATAGTCGGCAACTTCCAATCGCCCCAACTCGCGGCACAAGGATCGCGCGGACTCGAGCCACTCCAACAACTGCTCCTCGTCGATGGTACCGTCTGACTTAGTGCCGGGAACTCGATCCCAGGCCATAAATAGACGATATCCGCGACGCGCCATTTCCCGTTGCTCGTCGGCAGACACCACATCCGGCGATTGTCCTTCCCTGGACGGGAATATCTGGGCAATCAGATCGGCGAAGAATTGCGGGCTCTCGCTGAGGCAACGAATCAGAGTTTCCGGCCTTGCACCATAAGTGCCGTCGCCATCGAGCCCGAAGGCAAACTCCAACCGACCAAGTCGCAATACAAGTTCCTCATCATTGAATGAAATAGTCTTCTGAAGCCACCCAAATAACTCATGAACTACGTGGAACGCATCAGGTGGGAGTCGCTTGTCGGGATTAGAGTTAGCCCACCCTAAATATGCGGCAAGAACATCCAAAACGAGTGACGGCGAAATATCGACTTCCCGAAAAGCAACACAAGAAAGTGCGCCGATCGCAGCGTCAGGACGACCAGCGTTGGTCAATCGCTCGCAGGCCAATTCAAGTTGTTGTCGATCGAGCCGGGATCCACCGTGGACTAATACGGTTTTCCAATATTCTTTAGAAACGTCTTGGCCCAAACTATTCGCGATGTTCCACGCTTGAGGAACAAGCCCTGCCTGCGACAGAAGTGATGCTGCATCTTGCGTATTCCACTTGTCCAAAGAGAGTGAGTATACCCAATCCCAATGGTCACGAAATATGCGATCTCTCGCATATGCCCCTGCAAGTAACCGATGTTTTGCATCCGAGCTTCTCAAGAGACCGGGCAGCACCTGCAAGTCTGGAATTTGGCTGGCCTTTGCCAGTGTTGCCCCTACCTGCCCGGGAGATTCAGCGACCTCGACAAGTTTCAGAATTCCGTCAAACCCCTGCTGTTCAACAATCTCGCATAATGCACTTTTGCGACGCCGGTCGATTTCCTCGTTCATTGCCTGGTAATTATCTCGAAATCCTTCGAGCCTTGGCCATTCGGCAAACAACCAAGCATGTCGCTCACATATATCCGTCGGCTGCAAAATCGGCAGTACTTGCTCCAGCGCGTCTACCGACTCGACGGGAAGTGCCCACCAGATACCAGAACAATCGCGGTGTCGCTGAATGATCTTACGAAGACGCTCGGCAAAACATCGGCGCTCATCCGGACTAATCTCATCGATGGAAAAGTCTCGCAACCGATCAATGAGTTGATTGCGCTGTGGCTCGGGTATCGATGGCAGGTTGTCGAACACCGCAGACCATCGTTCGAGATCATGGCCCACCAATTCGACGATCAACTCAGCCGCAGAAGACTCTTGTTTTCGACGATCGGGAACCGAAGTCCCTTCCTTCCAGTTGGCCATCCAATCGCGCCACACTGGTCGATGTGTCAAGTCAGCATGGGACTGTACTTCTGGCAGCATCGCAAGCAGCACCTTCCAGGCCGCTGAGGGCACGCGAACGGCTAGAGCCTTCAGGACGGCAATACGTTGTTCGACTCCAGCAGCGGTTTGGGGATGCCAACTGAGCAGAATGTCACGTAAACTAGCAGCAGGGCGATTGCCCCAGCCATGGCCAGAATCCACTTGATCCAGTTTGCCTAGAGTCATACATGCCATCGGAAGTAGTTCGGCGGACCATGCCAGTCCTTCCAGTGCCCATAGCAGGCCGGCATGGTGGCATCGCGACATCAATAGGTTCTCCCGTGCGTCATCCGCAAGCAGTCTTGCCAACGCAGGGTTCTTTTGTTTCAAATCAGTGTTGATTGCGGCCATGAATTCACTAGGCGAGGCTTCGGCAAGTAGAGGCAGCAAATCGCCAAGCGTGGCCCATCTTAGCCACTTGGCCTTTCGCAGTGTCGCACGAACGATTTTGTCAGCGCGCTGCTGCGTCTGAGGCAGTGTTGCAGCGGGACCAAATCCTGAACCGAGAATTGCTACTGTCTCGCTGATGCCATGTCGAAGAACGGTGCTAGCACGGGACTCGCGGGTTTCGATGACGGACGCCCTAAGACGCTCGTCAGCCGACTGACCAAATGATTTGTCTTCCCAATCCAAGATCTCAATCTCAACCGTCTCGAACGCTTGCAACAAGTAGTCCGTAACATGCCGCCCCACCAAGGACAACGAGTCTTCCAGCGAAACCAGACGCCATCGGCTTTCAATACGAGCCAACGGCGAGTCTTCGGCCAACAGCAGGCGATTTGCAGCGATTTGCAACTCACTATAGGGGCGTCCAGATAGGCGTGACAGCACGCCACGATCAATTTCATTTGTATCATCCCACGCGCCGACCAGGAGCATCGGCAAGAACTCCGTCACTATTGGCTGGCTGCACCAGCTGGGTGTCTGGGAGTCAGGAATTATCGCCATCTCACGCTTCAGTACGGAGAGACTGCCGCCTGCGGCACGGGCGGCCTTTGTGGCGGCCTCCCTGTTAAAGCCTGACTCTTGAAGTACTTCTTCAAGATCATACCGTGATGGTCGCGGAAGCGTCAGTGGTTGCAGACGGTGATTGGCGAACTGCGTGGCAGCGATCACGATTCGATGACCGTGGCTAACCGCGTTATTCAAGTCCTCCGGGGTCAATGGTAGCGAGGGAATAGGCAGTAGATTCAGCGAACCAGTTGCTTGAGAAAGGCCATCCCATTGGGTCCTGTCTCTAACAACGACCGTTCGGCTTTGAACTCGAATACGCTCGTTCTCATCGAGGGCGTATTTTTCAGTAGTGGCGGTTTTGGAAGTCTCCAGATATGCTGCAGTGAAATCTATCGCCTCGATAGGAGAACGGCACTCGATTGGCATCACGCCCGGCGTACCTAGAAGGAATGCCCTCAACTTCTCTGCGACTTCTTCGCGGGCCGTAAGGAATACCGCTGGTTTCAATTGGGGTTTACAGATATGGGACAACGAATTCCAATAGTCAGCAATGGAAATGACTCCGGCAGGTCGGCGACCCAGTCGCTCGGCGAGCCAAGCATCAATACCGGGCGCCAACTCCAGCCAGGCTTCGAGGTCGCTTGAGTCGTAAACTTCGACGCTCTTCCATTTACCAAGCCTTCTTTTCTCGTCTCGCCACTTTTGCTTTCCGTCCCACTTTCGTGAAGTGACGAAAATGAACGTCACCTCGGACGGTGATAGTCCAAGGGGGCCGCTTTTTCTCGTTTTGAAGTCTCGTTCCGCTTTGTCAGCCGGTCGCTGCTCGACACTCATTTCCCAGCCGCTGACACCATCAGGGACAAAGTATGACTTGGTTTGCACGTCGACCACCCCATCCCATCCATGACGATCGACTCCCGGGATCTCGATACGCGTGGGTTGATCTGCTGTGGCAGTGGCCTGTTCTGTCGACGCATATATCAGCTTGCGGATAAGGATGGGAAGTCCCTCCTGGGCATCGCGACTAGTTGACCATGCCTCAATGTCTCTTGCCTTGACCCACGAATCATGGAGTCGCCCGGTCAGCCGTCGAAGAATCGCGTCCACATCGTTGGCTCGGTTGTCAGACACAGCAACGGGGAGTTTTCCTCTCACGATCGCTGCGAGTCGCATAAACGTTTCCCAGCCCTCTGAGTCTGGCTGCAGTTGAAGAGCCTCGGCATATCCTCGGAGTAGGTCAGGTGACGTCGGGGGCTTCGTGAGACCGCGTTCCAGACGACTGATATTCCCTTTGTCGAGTCCGTTTTCTCGGCAAAACTCACTAAGACTTAGGCCCAGCACGGCCCTGCGGTTGCGAATATAACGACCCAATTCATTTTGTTGAATCGTCATGGCGTCACCTTCGTTGTATTTATTATACAACGTCTGTGGTGGCTGTCAACAGTTGTTGTCCGAGCACAACTGCATTGCGTTGATGCCTTAAATAATGTACAATTCAAAGGCATATAGAGGATTTGTCATCCTGTTGCCAATCGAATCGGTTATCGGACAATACCACAATACGGCATTAACGCGATATATAGTGCAATGTCGAGCGGTCTTTCAGAACTTGAATCGAAAACCATGGCGCTCGTTCAGAACCGACAAATCCGGCAAATTCGGACCGGCGACCTGCCGCGTTTGCTTGGCATAACGACTGAACAGGAACGCAAGGTATTGAGCGGCATGGCCCGAAAGGGATTTGCGGCCCGCGTACGCCGTGGCCTTTACCTGTTCCCCCCAGTGCTGCCACTGGGTGGTCGATGGAGTCCTGGCGAGGCGCTTGCCTTGACGACGTTGATTCAGGATCGGGACGGGCGGTTTCAGATCTGCGGCCCGAATGCATTTCATCGCTATGGCTGGGATGAGCAGATCCCCAACCGCGTCTACGCCTACAACAACCGAATTAGCGGAGATCGATCCGTTGGACAGGTCGAGCTGACGCTGATTCGTGTTGGCGACGACCGATTAGGTGGCACGAACACGGTTACGACGCCGGAAAAGATAGATTTGATCTACTCTTCCAGAGCCCGAAGCCTTGTCGATGCGGTCTACGATTGGCCACGGTTCAATTCACTTCCCCGGGCATTCGGGTGGATTCGAAGTGACTTGGCGGACTCCAGGATCAGTACAGCAGATCTCATAGAGGCTACGCTAAAGTTCGGCAACCAAGCAACGATTCGTCGTATCGGCTTCTTGCTGATGGAATTGTCAGAACGCGAAAGGAATCTGGCTCGGCTCATTCCGTCCAGACTTGTGATACGTCTTGAAAAAGCCCTGCGTTCCTCGTCGTCGGCGATCCCGTGGATACCGACAGCGCCAAAACGTGGCCAAGTCGATGAAAACAAAATCAATAAACGATGGGGGATCGTTGTCAATGGGACAATTCCTACGCCTGCATGAAACTCCCGCTGTATTTCGCGAGGCGTTGAGCTTCACGGAAGCTGAGTCTGGTTTTACGCAACGGTTAATTGAAAAGGACTACTACTGCTCGCTTATTCTCGCGGATTGCGAGCCGCTTTTCGCTGATGGCCTTGTCTTCAAAGGTGGCACCAGTCTAAGCAAGGTTCACGCTGACTTTTATAGGCTAAGCGAAGATCTCGATTTTGCGATATCGATCCCCATAAACACGCGCCGTTCCGGTCGACGCCAAGCGGCCGCTCCCGTTAAGAGTCATCTTGAGAAGATCACTCAACGATTGCCAGCAGTGAAAGTCATCAATCCGCTCAATGGGCATAACGAATGTCGCCAGTACGAGGCGCTCCTGCGATACACATCTGTGGTAACCGGAGAACCGGAAACAGTACGGGTGGAAGTGGCCATCCGCGAGCCAATCATCGAATCGACGGTCTCTTGCTTCGGTCGAACTCTGATTCGCCACCCCGTGGCAAAGGAAATGCCTGACGTGCGATTATCTCTGCGCGTGTTATCACTGCAAGAAACCTATGCCGAAAAGGTCCGAGCGGCGTTAACTCGGGATCCACCCGCCATCAGAGACATTTTTGATATCGCCGATGCTGTCCATACGGAACGTCTCGATTTGTATGAGCCAAGATTCATCAATCTAGTCCGACAGAAGCTCGCCGTTCCCGGGAACTCACCGATTGACACCAGCCCAATTCGCAGAACAGCGATCATGAGTCAGATGGAAAGCCATCTCAAGCCTGTATTACGCGCCGCCGATTATGCGGCCTTCGACATCGAACGAGCATTCGCTGATATTGGGAAGATTGCTGCCGCTGTCCAGAAGAATTAACCCGACTGCTGACTAACACGCCCCGAAATCCCTACAAAACATGCAGGCCAGCCACATCGTACGGACTAAACGACAAACGGACCAACTGCCGCCCTCGCTTGCACCGTGTTGGGCCGACTTGGGGCTATCGGCCCTTTTCTCTGTGTTCGACGATCGACGCCACGTCGGGCCAACTGTGGGCCGTGTTGCCGTATGTGGGGGTCAGGGATCAGAAGTTCAGTATACCCAGCGCTACTGGCCTTCAAGGCCGCCAGGAATAGGCGGACTTCCGGCCCGTACGCTGCGTCAAAATGGTGCCCACTATGGTGCCCATGGTGCCCGTATTGGTGCCGTACAGCTCGCATCGAGGATGTCCAGTCTGCATCACTTTGCACTGAAAAAGCGGTTTGAAAACCGCTGCTCGGGGGGGTGGCTCGTCGGGCGTAAATTTAGACGTCGTCGAGAGTTGCAGACGCAATCCATTGCAGGTCAAGCGGTTGCGTCGCGTGATGCGACAGAAGACATGAAGTACGCCCGGAGGGATTCGAACCCCCAACCCTCGGTTCCGAAGACCGATGCTCTATCCAATTGAGCTACGGGCGCTCTCTCGAAGACAAATCGCAAATCATTGTCATTTAAGGCGTTGTTGGCCTTGTATCGTGCTGCCTGGGACAAAAGCCAACGCCTCCCAAGATACCATTTCGGGCATAGTTCGCCAAGCCATCCCCTTATTCCCCGAGCCGTTTGCGTTGTGCGGAAGTTGTTTGGTGAAAAGGTGTTGCATGGCGCTTGAAATTACCCTTCCCCGCACAGCGGCTTGTTTTTCACGACAATCGTGGTGCGGACTGCGAAAT